AAGCAACTTGAATATTATTTTCAAGCATTTGTTTTTGTTCTTCGTCTGGCATTAAATCAATAAATATACCAAAATCATATAAGTGCAGTTCATCTAGCTCAGCTAATGTTGCTACATTATGCACTCCTATTTGTTGTATAAAAGCATCTTTCGTAGGCGAATATTCAATAATATCAGATATTCTTAATGATATTTTTTCAGCAGTTTCAGCAGTTAAAAATAAACCACTTTGCAATATGTGCCTTGTTGCGGTATTTGAATTCATAGCGGCTAGCTTTTGAACACCTACTAAAGCATTTTTATCTGGGCTACTACCATCTCTTGCCTCATTCAGGCCTGTGGCATCACGCATCATTTGTAAGTAATAATTGTATGTACTGATTAACGATGCAATTTTATTACTTCCTGGATTTGATGCAATTTGTTGAATCGGTATTTTACCAGGATTTAAATCGCCATCTGATGTAAATGATCTACCAATAACAGAGCCCGTTTGAAAAAACATATTAAGCGCTTCTTGCGGATTATAATTTGTTCCGTTACCTAAGTCAATTTCAGCTAAACCATCAGCATCAAGATACACGCCGTCCGGCACCATTCGTGCCATAACTTGTTGTATTTTTAAATGTGTTAACTGTATCATGTCGGCAAACCCCGTTACTCTGCTAACAAGCGACTCAATACGCCCGTTGTACATTCTAGGTGCTACAATAGAATAGTTCATGCGAACCTTATTCATATCGCTTTTCATTCTTAGCATATTGGGCGCTAGCTTCCATTTTAATAATTTACGAGAACCTAAAATATATACCCCCTCAAATAACACTTCAACTGATCTAGATATTTTTGAAAACTTAGCTCTAGGGTCATTAGGAGGGTTGAATAAATCGTTTTTAGGTATTACTTTTTCAGCGCCGCTGCCGGTTTGTTTAATTTTATAAACCTCATTTACATAGGTTTTATAATTAAAATATAATACATCAACCGTATTTACGTCATATCTATTATTATCTGTATTATACTTATTATACGTTTTGTAAGAAGTATTTCCAGTTTTAGTAATTTCTTCTAAATCTTCTTGCGTAAGATTAGGGAATTCTTTTTTAAGTTCGTTTATTGGGACTGATTTCATTTCCCCAACATAATATATGTCATCAAAATACGGGGAATCCGTATAAGAATAAACTAAATTAGCAGGGTCTACATATTCTATTTTAATACCCTCTGCTGTTGAAAATGTTGTTTTAGTAGCGCCAATACCTAAAACCGCTAAATCATAATAAAAACGTTTTTTAGTAAGCTCGTATTTATTTTGTTCGAATACAACATTTAAAGCTTGCTCTTCTGCCATCTCAACGGCTTGCTTATAACTGAGCTGCATATGTAACTGCAATTCTTCTTCGTCTTGCGGCAGTTTGTCTTTTTCAGTTTGTGCTATTTTGATTCCAAAATTTTGTTCTGAAAACTCAGCTAAATCTTTAGTCTTCATATCTATCATCAGACCTTCCATATACGCTGTTCTTTTTGAAACACCATATGGGTCTTGAGAATAAGCTTTTATATCGTAGCCTCTTTCAGCTATACCATTAACCACAATATCTACAAACTTAGGTATAATTGGCACAGGCTTCCAATCAAGATTAAGGTAAGACATGTCCCCGTTAATAGACAGCTCATCTTTATATTTTTGCGAAGATTGCTCTCCTCTTGCATATAATCTTAGCTTATGAAAATTTTGTTGATTTAAATGATACCTGTTTGTTCCAGAATCTCTTTTAAACCATTCGTGCTCAATAGCTCTGGCTATTTTATCACCATAGCCAAGGCTCATTTTTTCTTCATCGCTAGCAACTTGGCTAGGAAAGTAACTTTTACTAACTGCTTCAGACATTATTTTTAATTAATTTCGAGGTACTACCATCGTTTAAATATCTTGCGATATTGAAGTTTACTTTTAATTTTGTTTTATCTTGATTGGGAGCATATAAATTTTTATTACAGGCCATAATAGCTAAGCCCGAACTAATTGCTGCATCATATTTTGTACGCTTATTAATGTTAAATTTAGCCCAATCATTTAATGTATTATTAAAATACATATTACCATATTCATTATTCTCTAATAAACCAACATGGTTTTCTATATACGATTCTATTGCAGCGGCGTGTGCTTGTCGTATGTCCTCAGAAGAGTTAGGGATACCCCCAATTTCTTTTTCCGTAACAGATAGCTTATTTCTAGCTTTGTCAGGCCTATTCATTGAAAATCCACGATAACCTCTTCTTCTTAAATAATACAATAATCTAGGTTTATTATTTTCTGCAAGTAATGGCATTCCGTAAAACACAAGTGCCATTAACACATCTTCAAAAAACATTTCAGCGGTTTGTGGTCTTGCTACATACTCTAAAAAAAACATATTAGCAGGAGCATCTTCCATACTAAACTTTGTTAATCCATGCAGCGCGCCATTCGATCCTTGCCCATCGGTTGTTCCAGATATATCATACGAGTCACATCCAAATCCACCCATATGTTCGTTACCTGGATACTTAACGCCATTCTTTTCTATTACACGGTTTTGTAAGTTTGCAGGTGGTACCCAACTGACCTTAAATCTTCCGTTTGGGTTTGGGCTAAAAATAACTTTGCTATCTTGTATGCCGTTTTCCCAACTAAAACTGCCAACTGTAACACCGGCTAAGCTTTCAATATCGTCGTTATAATCTACTTGTTCGTATATTTTTGCTAAATTAAATATACTGTTTTTTGTTTCATCCCTGAATGCGTGCTCTTCGGTGCGCGGGAATTGCCTGTAATATTCGTTTAAGCCGTCCTGGTCGCCTTTTAAACCGTCAACCTCATTATCCCAGTGCTCAATAACTCCGACGTCTATAACGTCTCCGTATGGCCCCTCGGTTGGTTCTTTTGGCGTATCAAATACAGGGTGTCCATAAGAATCAATGAATCCTTCGTAATTCCATTCCATAGGTATAAACAAAGAATATAATCCTGAGCGAGTCTGTCCATTGCGGTTTCTTTTTGTGGCGTTTGAATCATTGTACAATTTTTTAAAGTTTTCACCGCCTTTGTCTAGTGCGTTTGATGTTGAGCCCATCATGCACTTACCTATAACTCTGCTACCAAGTCTTAATGTTGTTTTGGTAACACGCCAGTTATTTAATATGTTATCAGGTCTTTCCCATTTACCAGATTCATCGTGTACTAGCAGTTTTAATTTTTCACCATCATAACTGTTGTCACCTGTATTTTTCCAGTCAATAGTTGTGTCAAGACCTTCAAGCTCTTCTCTTTGCCGGCCTGACTGTATTGACTTTCTTGTTAACTTAGACGCTGGAACTCTATATGCTAATTCTGTTTTTGGACGGTCCATACCGTCTTGTATTGGTTTAAAGAAAAAAGGATAGTTTATTGAAATTGGTACAACCTTATCTGTAAACATTTTTTTCGCATCCCCACCAGATTTGGACAATATTCCAAACCGTGCGTCGCTTGATATTGTAGCCCAGTTAACGGTTTCAGCTGATGCCATGAATGAAAAACCAGATCGTCTGTTTTTGAGATAGCACATTCCATAACTTCGGTAGTCTGCTTTGCAAGCTTCCCAGAAAATGAAGAAAAGTCTGTTTGCTTCCCTAAACTCTGGTGCCCCAACATCAATCTTGGTCCACTGCAAGTACATGTAATTAGTACCAGTAATGTAAGTAGCCACATCTTTATTATAGAACCAATGGCCTTCTTCTCGTCGTTTGAATTCTTCATCTATATATGGTTCCCACATTTCTTGGAATTCTTCTGGATAATTTTTCCAATCAAATATGGTTTTTATTTTACTTAGCTCTTTTGGGTAATGAGCTTTAACCCATTTATTTTCGCCTTTAATTAATTTAGCGGGGGCTGGTGGCAATGCTATTTTAAGGTTTTGAATTTCGTATACTTCGCCTATTTGGCCAGTCTTACTTATAACAACAATATCTTCTTCTTTGTCATAACCGTATTTCCACCGCTTAGCTTTGTTAAATCGCTTTAGCTTGTTTATTTTAATAGGTTCTACAACCTTGTATAAAGTTTGCCGATACATTACTTGCTTCTTTTTTCAGCAAAGCCTTTAAACGCTTCTTTTTTTTCTTCGCGTGGTTTGTTCTCTAAAACTGCTTTTTCTTCTTGTATGCGGTTTAATATTTCAAACGCATCAAATATTGCAAGTTTTTTAGTTGCTGCCGCATTTTTTAATCTATCAGCGGACACATCATCTTCTGTATTAGTAATGATTTTTTCTTCAGCTACTTTAATTAGCTCATCAACCGCTTTGTAGCCAGCTAGGATTATACTCGACTTCGTTTCCTTGACATTCATATTTAATTGTAATAAATTCAGTATGCGCTCTATAAAGTCTTTCGTTATCTACAATAAATTCGTAATTTGACGTTGGGGTAAAACCAACAAGAGAACCAACTTTAATACCGTTTTTTTCTAGTGCATTATCTGCGTATTTAATTACGCCTACGCACGGCTTTTCTTTATCTGGATCAAAATCATTATCAGATGCTAACGGTTTAACGAAACAAAAGCCTCTTGGCGCTTTCCATTTATCTTTACGTTTATATAAAAATATTTGATCTGTTTCAATAAAATATTTATTATCTTCAAAAAAGCTTCTGGAATTTTTTTCCTTACCGCGAACATCGTACCACCGGCGAAAAACATTATGATGAACAATTACTTCGTCGCCTTTTTTAATATCTGTTTTTTCTGCGAGTGGTGTTTCAAGTACAATAGCATTTCTGCTAATATACCTGTGATCTGATATTTCTGTATTTAATATTAGTTCGCTATCGCCAATTTGTTTTTTGTTATTATAACGTTCTTCTTTTGGCTCTACTATAAAACTAAAAATGCTTCGCATTAATATTCTAAATTATATTCAACTGCTACTGCCATGTTTTTGTTAAAATCTTTCCATGGCAATACTTCGTTGTTTTTCTTAATATAAATACTGTATTTATTATCTTCCTCAACTATATCACAAATAGTATGCCCTCCGTAGACCTCTTGACCTACGGAGTAATGCATAGCTTCATTTTTATAGTCTCTCCCGATACTAATCTTCCTTATCAGACTCATCTTCGTCCGGGATTGCTACGTAAGTTCCATCTTGAATGTTTACAGATACTTTTCCGTATTCTTCTTCAAGCTCTTTTTGGAACTTTTGTAATTGTGATTGGATGTCAGCGGTTTGGTGCAATAGTCCGTGCTTTTCTGTTTCAAGCTGGCCTAATTGCATTTGTGCTTTGTTTAAGGTTTGTACAAACCCTTGCAATTGTTTTAATTGCTCTTCTGTGATTTTTGCGTCGTTAGACATAATTTAATTTAATTTAATTGTTAATAATAATTATTCTGCAGTTGGTAACTGCTTGGTTACACTGGTAGGTGTAATTTTTTCTACTATTTGAGCATCTAATACGGTTTTGATTGCATCAACATCTAAGTCACTTGCTTCAAGCCACGCTTCTACGATTGTTTGCGTAAGATCTTCAAAAGCAGTAAAGTCTTCAGCATCTGGTGCTGCTATTGTTTGTGTTCCAATAGAGTTTGCTGTATACACGTTTGCATCTGCATCATTTTGATCAGACGTGGCTGTAAGACCCCAGTGTATGTTATATACCACATCAGTAAGACCATCTTGAGACGGGTATGTATCTAAAGCGTTAATGCTCCAAGAATATGTATTTGCCATTTTTGTTTTTTGTTTTATTAATTTATATATAATTGCATAATGTTATTATTACACAATAGTTTATGTTTTTATTTAATAGAGTATTTGCTTTTTTTCATGACCTACTATAACCGAAGTATCAATATTTATATCATACCCGGCTTCTGCAGCTTTGTAACAAAAATATTCATCTTCAGCCACATACCTAGAATAACCTTCTTCATCTAATAAAGTGACGTTGTGATAAGGATATTCTATTTTGTCGTATACTTCCTTCTTAACAAGCATCCAGCCCATGCCAGCAAATTTAGCTTTAATAACGCTGCCATTAGCTTTTTCTATAGTTTCTTTATCCGCCCAGCAACAATTAATTTTAGCCGTGTAAGTTCCTTCTTGCTGCCATCTATAAAGCCCTGATACTATTGGCAAGTCTCTATCAAGTAAAGATTTAAAATGTTCGGGCTCAAAAACCATATCACTATCAATCCACATTATGTGCGTGTAATCTACCTGGTTATCAAAAGGCTTTTTAAGTTTTGTTTTTTGAGCTTCACTTATTCCTAACACATTGTCTCTTGAAGCAGAAATAATAGGAACATAATTAGAAGATAACAAATAACTTATATTATTTTTTAAAAGCCAATTACTTAGTTCTGTCCATTTTAATAAAAAGTTAACACTAAAATTATTGCCAGGTATACAAAATATTATTTTTTTCATTTAATTTATAATTATTGCAAACAGCTCTCGAAGCTTGCTATTATATGAGGCATCCCCACGTGCGTTCTATTTAAATTATGCGTAGCAAAAATGCCTGATACAGATGCTGAACTTGATATAGCTTTCCAACCGTTATAAGCTCCGTGCGCGTTAGAATTATCTGATTGTCTATAAACTGTTTCTCCATTTATTATAGAGTTGTTATTAACGTAAACTGCATACCAATAAGATGTAGGTATTTGAGTTGCGGTGGCGTTGCATGCATTATTACTGCTATCAAAACCATAGTATTCTTGCCCGTTATCTTCTCTATAATTGTGTATATAAAACTGCGTTATAGTACCACCTGACGCGGCAGACACTACTTCTACATGAAAACATAAAGTGCCTATGGTTGACCCGTATCTTGCCATTTTCCAATCAACTTTTGCGCGCTCTGAGTCTTCAACCGTAATTTGGGGTGATCTTAGCCAAAAGTTTTTATTAGAATAGCCTGGGCTACTAGTTTCTGCATATACATAAAAGCTTCCTGAATCAGCAAATGTTAAACCAGTTCCACCAGAGCCTGTACCCCCTGAATCTCTATTCCACCTAAGAGCGCTGGTACCTGTTGTTAAATTACTAAAAGACACGGATCCATAACTAGATGTGTCTGATGTAGAAGTTTGAAATAATTCAGTACTAGAATCAAAATCATAAGTAAGGTTTGGAAATCCATCAGCCTGCCCAGCGCCTTCAGTTACTCTTATAGTGTCAATTTGTATATCACCCGTATAGCTACTCCCTGAAACATAATGCCAAACAAGTCTAATGGTGTCACCTCTATAAGCTGTTAAGTCAACTTGACAAAGCTCATATGAATTAGTTGTATATTGTCCTGTTCTAGTAAACAAACAACCACTTAAGCCAAGGCCATAACTATACCATTCAGATAAAGCGTGAGGAGCAGCTTGGTTAACACCGCCAGCTTCACCCAACTTAAATAAACTACCGGTTTGCGGAGTTGTTCCTCCTGCAAGATTTGAATTATCAGTACTTGATATTCTACCTAACTCTGCGTTTATTTGAGAAACTTTAATTTCTCCGCTACTTGGTAAAGGCATCTAATTGTTTTTTAAGTTCATCAATTTGCTTTTGCTGCTCTTTTATAGCTTCAATTAGTACTGCTGTAATATTACCATAAGCTACAGACTTCATTCCTTGATCGTCTTCTCTTACAACTTCCGGTATTACTTCTTCTATTTCTTGTGCAATAACACCAACGCTTTTTTCTGGATTATCTATTTTATTATATTCAACGCCTCTAAGTGCTTTTACTTTATCAAGAGCATTGTCTATAGTTTTGATGTTTTCTTTTACGCGAATATCAGAATAAGCAATTACATCGCCTGTCGCTCTAATCGTACCGGTAACATCCAGCGGGTAACTAGGTGCAGTATTAACAACTCCAAGCCTATACAGTATATTACCTCTATTAGCCGTAACAGTAGGGAATGCTGTTTTAAATTGGTTGCCATTTGTGTACGTGTCTGGTGTATATGCTGTTCCGCCCGAAGTACTTCCATTTGTATCGTTAGCATGGGGCGTAATACTTGCTACCTGGTTACCTATGCCCTCTTCTAATTTAACATATATCT